CCGTTGCATAGACTTCGAAGCCTATTTCCGAGTACGGGCAGGGCCTTGTCGAATTTCTCGACGAGACCTCCGTCACCATATCCCTCTGGGATGTAGTGTAGACGCCCGGCAATTGTGCTAATTGTGGCGCGATAGCTACGAGCAAGACTGCAATGGTCAATGTGAATATGACCAAAACGGCCTGCCAGACGCCTAATCGCATTCGCAAATTTATATTTGGTTGTTTTCTCATATAAAAGGTCCTTAAGGTAGATAGGTTTCACATCTACTCCTAAGAACCAATGCGAACCACATGATTCTCGAAAGGGCCCAGAAGAATACGATTTACTAGTATTCACCTGGAATCCAAGACGTTCCATCACTGGAATAGTCTGGCTGCAAGCTTGGGATGGTAGAATCAAATCATCACCAAATATGCAGATATTGGACGTATCGAACCCATAAACTTCACAGCTCGCAACGGCTAGAGAGTAGAAGATCAAACTCTCAAGCTCAAACGTGCACCCATTGCCCATAGAGGAGAATTTCCTCATCCGAAGTGGTTCATCAAAAGTACTATGATGAACACAAGGAGTCCGGGCAGCCGATAAGATCTCAAACCAGTCGTCGGGCAGAAGCTCGCGTACCAGGTTGTAAGAGATCCGATCGGAGGCGGCAGAGAAATCAATAGTAGCTAGATTCCCATCTAGCGACCCTGATCGTGCCAGTGAAGCATTCCTTTCCCATCCGGTATCCAGATCAACGCCAAATTTCTTAAGGCGTCTACGGATAACGGACCCTAACCCTAGCTGGAGCATGATATTAAAATCAGGCTCTTTGCCAATGGTTCGGTAAGTACGGGAACTTTTAGGGACAAGAACGATCTCGATGCACTCCTTTGTGAACACAGAAGCAAGGTGTTCACCCCACGAGGACCAATTACAAAAGGCCTCTAGGTATGGTAGTGCGGTGTAAGTACACTCTAAGTCGTTTGCTTTCATTTTATTAGCGACCGAGACGTCCCTTCCAGAAACACTGGAAGAGGATCCCGGGCCGAAGCGAAAGTTCTCGCAAACGTCATCGACAGAAAGGGTTCCTAAGATCTGAGCAATTTTTCCGCGCGCCACATTTAATATGGTCGACGTCTCCTGACAAAAATACTTTGAGTCAGGAAAATGAACAAACCGAAGAAACCGATCTGATTCGATGAGGCTCTTCTCAGCATCCAGATACTTTTCAAGTGCAGATTTTTCACGATCCGCATCCGTAAAGCCTGGAACTCCTACTAGCTTACTTGCAACTTTGGTGCTGCAATAAGCTGCTCGGAAGTCATAGATATCGGTAAAGGAAGAAGGATCAATGTCGTGAGACACGACCGACTTCCAGTCGTCATACTTTAGGCATAAATACAAACCTAAAGCAGTGGGACCACCAAGATCTTG